TGGACGTTGACGGGGAAGTATTTATTCTGCTGACCCAGACCAAAGACGGATTTCCGCGCTATCAAGGCATTCCATCGCACCGCATAGGATCCCCACAAGGACTCAAGGAAGGATCCAAGATGAAAGGCGGCGAACTTCGCGACGGCATCATCTACCACCGATCTGGCGCACCAAAGGAATACGCATTTCTGGATCGTGACGGCAAATTGTCCAAATGGCTCAAGGCCGAGAACGTCATTCACCTTTATGACCCAGAATGGCAGCAACAAGGACGCGGGTTGCCGGCACTAACCCACTGCATCAACGATTGCCGCGACATGATCCAATCAACCGAGTGGGAACGACTTGCCATGATGCAATTGTCGTCCATCTCGATGATCGAGACTAACGAGCATGGTGGCCCGGATCCTGATGATCCATTCACCACCTTGTCCGAGGTCAACAATACAGACAAGGGCGTTTCTGTCCAATCTCTGGACGGCGGCACTGTGCGATATTTCCGAGCTGGATCTGGCAGCAAGATTGAGACGTTACAGAACACGCGACCAGGCACTCCATTCTTGGACTTCCACGACCGCCTACTGCGTAGCGCATATGCTGGCCTGTCTTGGCCGTATGCGTTCTACTCTGGACACGGAGCCGGTGGCGGCACTGCCCAGCGCACCGAGATCGCAATGGCTCAGAAGTCTATTGAGGATCGTCAGGACATCCTCATGTATGGCATCAAGCGTCTAGTCGGTTACGCCATCGCCAAAGGCCAGAAACGTGGTGACCTGCCACAAGGCAAGGAATGGTATAAGTGGACATTCAGCACCCCGCCCAAGCTGACAATCGACGACGGACGCGTTCTCAAGGAACTGGAAGCCATGCACCGCATGGGGGCCGTAAACCTGCGCGAGATCGTCGAGATGCGTGGCGGCACACTTGAGGAACACTACTTAGTCCGTGCCGAGGAGGTCGCATTGCAAGAACTGGCAGCACAAGCAGCCGAGTCCAAGTATGGCGTGGGAATTGATCGCCGCAAAATGTCTATGCTGACAGCCAACGAGCAACCCGCACAGCAGGGCATTGATGGCGAAGCAGAACCTAGCGAGTCTATGCAAGAACGAGAAGGATTCGAGACATTAAAGGCAAAATTCGACGCATATGGCGTTGCAGTCCGAGCTGGTGCAATTACTCCAGCAACTGAGGACGAGGTGCAGTTCCGTGAGCAAGCGGGTCTGCCGACTATGCCAGCCGCAGTCAAGGAAGCATGGAAAGAGGATGAGGGATATCGACGCCCAATCACTCTCATGCAAAAAATTAAAGACGCTATCACCCCGACACCGCAACCACCACAGGAGGAAGAATAATGGAATTTATCAAGATTGAAAACAAAGCCGCCCGCGTATCGCTGGACGAGGTTGTCCACAAGGACAGCATGGATCGAATCAAAGAGGAGATCGGCAAAGTCTATGGCGCGTCAGCATTTGAGAATGGCGCAGTCTCTGGCGAGATCACGAACTGCATCGAGAATGCCGCCGATACTCTGGACATCGAGATCCACAGCCCTGGCGGTTCCGTTCTGGACGGATACACTCTCTACAACGAACTGCTGGAACTGCGTGAGCGTGGCGTCTACGTGACCGCCAACATTACCTTGGCAGCGTCAATGGCATCAGTCATCGCAATGGCGGCTGATAAAATCCGCATGAAAAAGGGAGGCCGTATGATGATCCATGAGGCGTCCAGCTATGCCGAGGGCGACGCTCAGACCATGCGCCAAAAAGCAGAACTACTTGAGTCGATCTCAGATGAGATTGCCAGCATCTACGCAGACCGCACCGGCCAAGGCCACGAATCAGTCCGCGAGATGATGAAACGCGAAACGTGGATGAATGCTGACGAGGCGATCAACTACGGATTTGCTGATGAGAAATTTGACACTAAAAAGAAATACAAATCAATGAATATACTTGACCGACTAACTCAGCCCAGCGAGTCCGAGGCGAAAGATCGCATCGAAGCACTCGAAAACGCAGCACAGGCCCACGAAGGTCAAGTGACTGAATTTGAAGCCAAGCTAGACGCAGCCGAGTCTGCTCTGCAAGAAGCTGCCACCGCAATCGACGACGCTACTGCCGCCAAGGTTGTTGCCGAGGAAGCCAACGAGAAACTGGAAGCCAAGGTTTCCGAGCTTGAAGGCCAAATCGAAGCACTTACCGAACATGCCGAAGCTAAGGCCGAGGAGGTTGCTGAGAAGGTCGAGGAGCTAGAAGAAGCTGCCGAGGAAACTGCCGAAAAGGTGGAAGCCAAAGCCGCTGAGATCCTTGCCGAGGTTGGCCAACCAGAACCCGTTGACATCAACGACGAGGTTGCCGACGAAGCCCTTTCTGACGACGCCATCCTTGCCAAGTTCATCGCAATGGAGCCTGGGGTTGAGCGTTCCGAATTTTTCCAAGCACACAAGGACGTGCTTTCGATCAAGTCCTAATCTAACCTACAATACACTACCAACATGGCTACCAACACCATCGCAGGTGCTAATCTCGCTCAAATCGCTGAGGAGACTCTCCCGCACCTTCAATCCTGTTTCGCCCCGCTTGCTGGTATCGTCACCGATTTTTCGGACGACGTTGCTCAAGCCGGTGCTTCCGTAACTACTCGCTACGCTACCAAGCCCAGCGCAGTTGATCTTAGTTCTGCCGGCTACGCCAGCCAGAACACCGAACTGACCGCCGCTACTGTCACTCTCGACAGCTTCCAAGGTTTCGTTTACGGCTTCAAGGACGACGAGCGCAGCAAGTCCAGCATCCACCTCAACGACACCTTCATCTCACCCGCTGTTCAAGCACTTGGTGACAAGGTTTTCGGTGACCTCTGGAACTTGGTTGTGAACAGCAACTTCAGCACCAACTCAACCATCACCGCTGCCAACTTCGACCGCGACGATTGCGTTGACCTTGCTGTCAGCCTGACCGACACGCTCAAGGCTCCTAAAGCTGGCCGCACCATCTGGGCTGATCCTTCGCACTACGGCGCACTGGTTAAGACCCTCAACAGCGCAGAAATCCCAGGCATGACTGCCGAGAAGTCCGAGGGCATCGTTCCCCGCGTTTCTGGTTTCGACGTTTACGAGTCCGACCTCTGCGACGCCAACGGCGAGAACCTCGCTGCCTTCGCCTTCCACAAGTCCGCCCTGCTTATGGCTGGTCGTTCCGTGGACACTGAGCTTGCTGCTCAAGCTGGCGTTGAGATCGAGAACATCGTTGTTCCCGGCTTGAACATTCCTGTTCAATTCCGTCGCTGGTATGACCCAACTCTCGGTGAACTCAAGTATTCCGTTGGCCTCCTTTACGGCGTGGCCAAAGGCACTGGCATGGGCCACCGCATCGTGACCGCCTAATCGGTCAAGCACCTTCACGGGGCTGGGGTAAAACCCAGCCCCTTACCCTTTACAAGACATGATCAAACCAAGTTTTCTAGTTAAGGTCAAAGACGGCAAACCCATCGTGGATATTGTCAGTCTTGACGCAGACGAAATCCTTGACGCTTACAAGTCCAGTTCTGATGAGGTCTACGCTTTCATCCGTCCAGGTTACGCCAAGCGCAAACGTGCCATCGAAAAAGCCCCCGCCCCCGTGGTGAAAAAGGCTGCAAAGAAGGCATCAAAGAAAAGTTAACCTCCACGTTTCTCATTGGTGGAGTTCCGCCCCTTCCGGCTTGGTTTTCGCCGGTTGGGGCATTTTCTTTGCATAGGTTGACACGCCCGTCATGGCATGAACGTGGATGCATTTATAAACGGGCTACAGGACGCATCAGACGCCACTATGGGGACAGCCTCAATGGTTGTGGCTGGTCAGACCTTCAACGTAGTCTGGGACGGCGCACAGAAGGCACAGGAGGGCGCATTCGGCGGTCTTGAGCCTGACATCCAAGCCCAAGCCACCGCACAGGCTGCTGACGTGTCCAGCCCCAAGTCTCTATTGGGCAAACGCTGCACAGTAGACGGCGACGCATTTCGTATCAGTCAGGTCAGACATGGCACTGTTGCCGTGACCTTTACACTTTCCGACGTATCAGACAGCCAATGAAAATTGTGTCCAAGGTTGATCCGCAATCTGAGCGGGCGGTCAAGGAGATGCTCAAGGCTGCGGGCAACGTCATTGGCGCAACATCCAGCGAGTTCGTGGCTATTGTGGCGCACAAAACCGCTCATCGTCTTGCACACAAGGTGCAGCCATTTGGATTCAAGAAACTAGACAAGTTCGCAGGATCAGTGAAGGCGCAGGTTTACAAATCCCTGCACAACGCAATCCGAGAAGGCGACTCATCAGCACCAGGTCAAGCCCACCAGAAACGCAGGAACAGTCGAGGACGCATCCCTAGGGACATACAGACTAAAGGCCAATACCGACGCGCCCCATTTAGCGAGGCCGAGTTCCAGCAGGTGGCAAAAAACAAGGTTTTGAAGATTGGCTACGCAAAAGGATCCTGGATCGAAGCTGGAGACGAAGCCGGTATTGGGGAGATTCCAAACGTGCCAAACGTAGTCAGACGTCACGCCAGAAACGGCTCTGGCTACTCACAGATCAACCGCACCCGTTTCAAACCCCAGACCACTATCGCAAGCCGCGTCCCGTATATGCGACGGCTAATTAGCAATGCCAGTATTGCATCCGCGCTCAATGAGGGGCGCAGGAACGCGCTTAAATACTTAGACCAGCAGACACGCAAGCGGCTGCGGCATGTTGAGCGCATTCAAAAGAAAGCGGCTCGAGAGAATGCCCGCGCCGTGGCCAAGTTTAACAAACGCGCAGCTAGAGAATGGGCAAAACGACATAAGATTCAATCATGACAACCACTCAAAGACTAAAAGACTCTCTTGTATCCTACTTGGACGCAAACTCACCGAGCGCGTCAATCACTGTCGCAGACTCAAAGCAACGCGAGGACATTGACCTGCCGACTTTGGCTGTGGAAGTCTCTGGGGCCGAGTCTCATTCTGTGGCATTGTCGCACGTCCAGAACTGTGAGCTGATAATCAAGCTGCGAACCCATGCCGGCGACGAGGACGACTTCGACGTGGACACATGGATCGACACCATTGAAGTCCTGCTTTGCGATCCCACATCAGTCAAGAATGCCGTGCAGTCAGACGTGCATATGGATCACTGGGTCTACAATGGCAGCGACCAGGAATGGGACGAATCAGTCTTAGAGGTCAACTTTGAGGCCAACTGTCTCGTTTCGCGTATTTGACAGCCCCAATTAGGCATGGCTACTCAATTTGGCACAGACGCGCCCTTTGGTCTTACCTCGCAGACGGGCATCATTTCCGATGGCAACACTGCCAACAGCACTCAGCAGGTGAAGCGCATCATGGACGCAGACGGCGATCCTACTGCTGCCACCTACTACGGCGAGGGCATCGAAGGCACTCTTTCCGGCTTCCTTCCTACCACCAGCCCATTTAGCACCACGCTTGCCGCAGCCGTCTCCCTTGACGATGCACCAGACGACTTCCTGATCGGTTCCGTTGGATCCGCTGCCATTGTTGAGAGCATCAGCATCACCAAGTCCAACGAGGACTACAAGCGCATCGAGGTCAGCTTCTCAAGCTACGCCGGCATCAGCTAATACACTGCCGCCAAGCGGCTGAAATGAAATGAACAAATTGAGCAAGCCAAGTGTGGTTCCCCGTTTTGGAACCACCAACATCGCGGACATGGGGGCAGACGTAGACAACCTGCAAATCGCAGCCACTGTCTACGCCTTCGACGTTCCCCTCCATCCTGACCGCCCATACGACTGCCAAAAAGGTGACGGCATCAAGGGCAATGGGACGCGCATCATCTTCCACTTTGACCAGACCGACGGAGCCGGCAACAGTCCCAAGCAGATCATCAAGCGATACAAGGACGCGGCATGGCTGGCAAACAATCCAGACCATCCACTGGCAGTCTGCAAGCGGGCATTTGATGAGCATGCCAGGTTGAAACAGATGCTCAAGACTGGACGATGCCAGCAGCACGACGGGCCAGCAACCCGCGTGACCAATACTCGCATGGCCGCTGTCCTGATTGCATTGGGGCATCCATTGCTGGGCTGGCAACAGAACCAGGTTGTGACTACTTGGTGCTTCCCAGAAGCTGCCGCCACAGACGCCGTCCTGTATTCCAGAGACGACCTCTATACGTATTTGCCCGACTCTGCCATTGCCTACGCTAAAGGGGCAATCCTTGGCCATGAGCGCATGATCACCTTGAGCAAGCAAGCCACGACTGCCCGCATCCAACATCGAGGCAAGACGGCCTACATTGGCAAGGACATGAAACCCCACGAAATCGACACCCTAGACAAACTATTGCACCAGAGATGAACACCGAACCAGATACCGCTTTTATTGATAGCCCGCCAGAAGGACTTGCCGTGTGGAATGCCCGCACCCGCAAACTAATCATGCACATCTTGAATGTAGCCAAGGCCGAGCCGACAGACGTGAACCTGTATGGAGCCTATAGCTTGGCTTCTAAGGGCGTATACGACGCAACGGCACAAGACATCATCAACGAGTTCCTGACGGCTCCTGATGCCCTTGTCGAGGCCGCAGACGCTTACACGACCCGCGTCACCGAGCGCGAGGCCGCAGCATCAATCGAGACCGAGAACACGCCGGGAAAGTAGACGGGGATCCAGCCGATGAGGTTGCCACGATGGTTGACTCGTTGGCATCTGAATACGGATGGACACCCGACCAGATCATTGACTTACCCTCAGACGTTGCAGCCCAGTTGATCCATGCGATACTCTACCGAAAAGGCGTCAAAGTCTGGAAAGGCAACCCGACACGCGACGAGTCAGCACCGAGCCTCAGTGAGCGTCTGGACGCAATATTCAACAATTGACACCGATGAATAGGCATGGCGGGTCTTAAAGTCAAAATCGGCGCAGACGCGTCTCAGTTTGAGCGCACAATGCGTGGCGTGACTAGGCAGGTTGGCGGCGTCAAATCGTCCATCCTTGGCATTGCTGGCGCGACTGGAGCGATCCTGGCGGTCAACAAGGCATTTGATGCCATGAAGATTGCAGCCCGTGGTGCTGTGGACTTCATCAAGAGCGCATCACAAGAAGCTGCGACATTTGAGCAACTTGGAGTCCAGTTTGAGGTCATGCTGGGATCTGCTGAAAAAGCAGCAGAAAGAATGAGGGAGATCGAGGAGTTTGCTGGATCTACTCCGTTTGAGATTTCTGAGGTTGCAAAGGCATCAAAAGTTCTAGAAGGCTTGGGGGGAGCCGCACTTGCAACAGGACAAGGACTCAAGTTCGTTGGAGACCTTGCTGCCGCAACTGGTGTTCAATACGACGAAATGGCAGTGACTGTTGGCCGCATGTATAATCAATTTGCGGCAGGTCAAAACGTAGACCTTGAAATGGTAAACAGGTTGCAGGAGCTGGGCATGCTGACTAAGACCGGTCGTCAGAATTTCATGGAATACAACGAGGCGGTCAAGGCTGGCATTGTTGGCACTCACACCAACGCGCAGACAATGGCATTTTTGGCAGACAACGTCCGAGACGTTGACGGCATGATGGACAAGCTGGCTGAAACTGTTGACGGCAAGAAATCCATGATGGCAGATGCCATGAGCCAGATTAAGGTTGCATTCGGCACGGGATTCAACGAGGGACTAAAAGATGCCCTCGATGCTGGCACAGACTTCATTCCTCAATTTAAGGAAAAAATGAAAATTGCCGGTGAGTCTATAGGGTTGGCAATTAGTGATGCCGTGAATGGAGACCCAACTCTATTTTTAAAAATAGGGCAAGTGATAGGAGTCCTGGTTCAGCGAGGAATTGAGCTTGGCATGGACAAGACCAAGGGAGGCATAGTAACCGCGATCTCTTCATATTTAGAGCAAGGGGGTCTTAAAACGGGAGGAGTGTTGCCAAAAGGCACGACCGAAAGAATAACGCGCGGGTTGCATATTGAAGAACAGCAAAAAGCTGTTGATTTTGCAATCACGCTCAAAGAACAATTGATGGGTCTCAATAGAGAGATCGCAGAATCGAGAGCAAGAAAAGCATCCCAAGACCTTGGCCTTGGTGGATTCAACCCATTCCTTGGATCTGGTGCTGGGCCTTCAGAGTCACCCGTTGCTCTCTCTGAGGACATGAAACGTGTTCGACAACTAATGGAGAGAGTCGTCGGCAATATGACATCATTTTAAGTATTATGCCAACTAGAAGAAATTTAAACGCGGGCGACATTATCCCGCAAATGGGATTCGCGCCAACCCAAAACCAGAATGGTGGATGGACTGCATCTCGCAGCTACTACATGCTGGCAGAGACATGGGAATCGGAGGCAACTCAGATCAGATTCAAGCGTGGCGAATCAATCCAGGTAGCGGATCCTAGTGTTGATTCTGTCTATTCATTTCTCGCCATTGAAAGCAAGTCTGCGTCTTACGAGGATAGTGGGACTGTGTTGGTCGCAGTCAACTACACTGGAGTGTCTGGCACTGCGTTTGGGGGCGAGAACGGAGACGAATTGTCGCTGGAGGCACTGCCCACCTATCGACTAGATGGACGTCTAAGGGATATGCCGATAACGGAACACCCAAAGTGGCGAGAAATGGATTCTGAGGACGGCAGCAATATCAATTCAAGTTGGGCATTGGAAAAGGTTTTAAATGGTGAAGCAGAGCTAAGGTGGGATCTGCTCGCGGCTGGCAATTGGCTTGAGGATGAGGGAGGAAGATATTTTGTAGAACTTAAAGCCGCACCTTTATTTTCTGACGAAGAGGAAGACGTCGAATGGGAGGAAGATGGTCTGGCGCATGGTTGGGCGACAATAATTCACCGAGGAATAACCACCTATTTGTCACCAACGCTGACTTGGACTGAGACCACCCAAAGCAACATCCCCATGACAGGTCAGGAAATTAAAAAGCTAGGGCAGGTAGAATTACAAGGACTTATTAGAGGCAATCCACCCGTGGTTGGCGAGAGAATCGGGGAATACGAATGGCTAATGACATCGGCAACTCAAGACCAGCGGGGCGAGTTATACCAAACAACTATTGAGTGGAGTTTATCCGAAAAAGGTGGCTGGAATCGCCGGTTGTATGATTTGACCGAAGACTGAAAATGAAGTTGGGACGATACACATCAACACCGGTCAAAATACCTGATCCGCTGAGAAGCATTGGAGGCATTTTCCGTTTTGCCAATGAGACTAGAGATGCAATCAAATCACTCTACGAGCGAAAGGTAATAATTCCCAAAGAGCCTTCCGCTACTTTAGGCCACCCGTGGAAAGTAATCAGCAACGGCGACGACACTGTGACAGTCTTCAAAGGACGCGCACATCATTGGACTATTGGAGAATCAACCGAGGGAGCCGCTCTTGCCACTCCCATACGTTTTGATGGCGAGGAAGAGCTACAGGTGGACAATGACGGCACGTCCTACATCTATGCCAAGCTGCCCATTGCATCTGCTCAAGTAGCGGGCGGCACATCCAACCGGCAACTTACTGGAACTGTCACAGTCGAGAACGAGACAGACCTGCCAGCGGATATTGACACAACGACCGACGTTTACCTTTTGCTTGCCACAGTAGAAAAGACCGACGACGTGGTAACAATCACCGAGCAGCATTTAAAGCATGACCCCGTGATATCCATCCAAGACTCTGAGGGAGAGGCGTCTCACCCGTGGAAGGCGACAGATAATGGCAATGCGTTCATCACAATTGCAGATGGGGAGGTATTTGAATTAAACAGCAGCAGCTTTTTCCCGATTTATTGGGCGCCGTTGAGTTTTTCGGAGACCAGCATTGAATGTGCTGGCGGCGATGGCGACGGATACATACTTATCGACATTACCACCACCGATTTGGTTGCTGGCAGCACAAAAGCTGGAGATTCCGCAGTGCTTACTGTCCCAAGCAGCATTGACGTGGTCTTTTCATTTAGTCAGGATGGAGGTGCTGACACATCTGGCAATATGGTGTTTCCAATATGCGAAGTCAATGTAAGCAGCGCGGGCATAGCCACTGTCACCAAACAATTGCTGACCCACAACCCTCACCTGTCCGTAACCACAGTTGCCGCAGCCCCATAACCCGTCAAATTTTGACACCCGATCAAGGACATGGACTTGAGCAATCCCCAAGCATTCTCTGGCCTTGAGGCTACCGCATCACCGCGAGGCTCCAATGTGAGCAACAGTGTCAGGCTGGGCAAGGGCAACGCATCGACCGCACTCTCCAGCGCGACCAAGATCGTCACATTTGACGCGATGATGCAGGGATCTAGCTCAGACCTTGTGGTTGACGTTTCCGATCTGGACAGCACAGGGACGACTGCATGGTCTGCTGGGACTATTCAAGTCGAGACAGCCACAGCAGCCGGCACGATTACAGGCTCAGGCAATGCTGAGGTTGTCGTCACCGCGGCCAATGTTCCAGGATCCCCGCTTACTTTCTCAGTTGCCGTTGAATCAGGCGACCTGCCAGCTGCTTGGGCTGCAAAGGTTCGCACAGCACTTGCCGCTGATGCCACCTTGTCGCAATACTTTGATGTCGTTGATGCTGGAGCTTTGCCGGTAATCAAATTAAGCAGCAAGCCCACACTCAGCCACACAATACAAGGAGAGTCCGTTGGCGCATACCCAGCCAACGACGCGACCCTCAACGTCAGCCTAGACAACGACACATGCACCGGTATCACTACTGCCGCCACTTCAGTTGACACCATAGCCGGCGTCGCATCATCTGGCGTATACGTTCCAGCCCTTGACGGCAACGACTTTGAAGGAATCGCCACTGGGGGAGCCACTGACCTGTATGGAATCTACATCAAGAACAGCACCCCAGCAGGTGGCGACGCAGTATTTGTCACGATGGGTTCAATCGTTGTTGATTACCCGCTGCCGGCTCAGGGCATTCTGCAAATATCCGACGCCAGCGGGGATCTCAATCTTGAGGACATCACCATTACCCCAGAAACCAATGACCCGAGCATCGTCGAGGTCGTCATCGCAGCATCTTAATTAATCACCCCAATCATCATGCCCAAAGACATCAATCTTTCAATTAACATCACAGCAAACGGCACGACCAGCGTCGAGCTGGAGCCTGGCGAGTATGCAATTCACGCTGGCGGCGACTTTGGCGGCGGCACATTGTCCATCAAATGGAACGATGGCAGCAATGCCGCAGAATTTCCAGACGGCAGCATTACCGCAGCCGGCGGCCTAATCGTTGCGCTTGGAACTCAGCAAATTGACTTTGTGCTTTCTGGTGCAACATCGCCAGACCTTGACATCACTGGCAACCTTATCTGATTCATGGCATCCAGCCGCCCACTATCGCGCTTGTTGTCGCGTAGCCTTTCCAGATCTCTTGTAGGCGGTCTGGCATCTGGCTTTTCTTTTAGCGACACTGACGCTGCCACATACGCTGCTGCCATTGAAGGTGACGGCGTTGCCTTGTCAGATGACCAAAAGCAAGCCATTGACACGTTCTATGTTACCGGCAAAAGCGGAGGATGGTATTCTAGCCTGGCTCGTGTGTATTTACCCGTCTGGCAGCAAGCATCTGCTAACTCCCGCTGCCTCGTAAGTGGCACACAAGGGACGTTTAACGGAAGCATTGGGCATAATGCAGGATATATTAGCAACCCTTCCTATTCTGGATACTTTGACACTGGCAGCACCAGTGTTGGCAAAGGCTTGTCTCTAGGGGCGCAGGGCTATGGGTTTTTGCAAGTGGATATATCTGGTTCCCTTGGCACTCCAATGGGCGGATATGACGATTTCAACTCATTTGATAATGGCAACGTAGTCAAGCAGCGAGTTGGAGGGCGTATGCGCTTTTATTATGGTGAATATAGCGGTAGCTCATTTGCCCAAAGCGGGGCGCAATCTTCTGGCACACAACG